ATGATAAGTGATGAAACGAATAAAGAAATATTATGTAAGCCTATTGTGAAAATTTTAGAAGATAAATTAATTGTAGGATTATTAACGGAAACGAACCAATTTATTCCTCTAGTAGAACCAGAGCAAGATACCGATCAAAGTATTAAACATGTTATAGATGATGAGAATTTTTATCAAGTAGACAAAACAATACAAACTAGCAATAAAATAGATGAAGAACGGGAAAAATTTGTTCGAAAAATAAAGTTAGAAACAGAGTTATATAACGCTTTTAGAAATAAATTGAGAACATTATTGAATAATTTTAAAAATAAACAAATTAGAGATGAAATCAAAAAAATAGCTGACTCAGGACATATGGTTTATTATTTACAATTAGAAAAACTGATAATATTGTTAAAACGTATTATGACAGACAATGTCATGTTTATTCAAACAACCGAAACAAATATAAAAAATGTAGAAGATAGTTTGGAAAAAGGTGAGATTATTCTTATACCAAAAATGAATTTATTAAGTCAAATAGATAACGAACATGTATACTATAGTAAGTTAGCCGACGAATTAATTCGTTACAACAGAATAAAGCAATTTATGTTCAAAACTAAGGTATTTCTTTCATTTACAGATATAAAATATGATTTAAAACAAGATGAAATCATTCTATTACAATCATTATTAACCAGTGATTATTTTGATGATTTAGTACCAGACATTGCCAGTAAATATATTTCATTTAATTCATATGATAATGTTGAACCAAATAAAAGTCAAAAATATGATAACGAATATGTTCTCCCCGTATCTAGTGAGATTATTAAACCAATAGAGAATGATAGTACTGTAGAAAATATAATAGAATCCTCTAATACTGGTACAAAACAAATCAAAATATATCATACATGTTCAACAACAATTAAGGATGTATTTTCAAAATTAAAAATGAAATTTAGAGGCGGTTATAAAGATGTTATTTTTTCAAATGAAAGTTCTATATGTACGTTTGATGTAGCTCTCACGATAATAAATAATACATTTTCAAAATTAGTTAATAATAATGATATTAAATTAGCATTAATAAAAAAATACGAAGAATTATTTGTAACCTATCCTACAGAATTAATAAACATGTTTGAGTATTATGGTTATATTTCTCAATCCAAAGAAATATCCAATGGGAATTTAACAATTGAAAATTTGATTATGAATGAAACATATCATCTTACGAACTTTGATTTAATGATAATATCAACTGTATACGATATACCAATTACATTTATCGCACCAAATATGTATCGTGAAAACAATCGTGAATATTTGTCCATGAATATAAAAAATGGAAAAACATATATTATTAGAACTTCTGGTATTAATAAATATAAGAATACCTTACCAAAATACAAACTTTTAATTAATAAGAGTAAAGAGGCATTATTAGAAATACGAGAATTGCCAGAGAAATCTATTCAAAGTGAAATAGTCGAACAACAAAATAATCTAATTACCTTATTACAATCTTACAATAAAACGATAGATGAAGAACCTGTACAAGAACCTGTACAAGAATAATAGTAGTATATGAAATAGTAAATAATAATATGAATATTCAAAATTATTATTTACACCCTTAAAGATTTAAAATACCATGGATCTTTTGGACTTTCGTGTTCTTCTTTTACCGCCAAGTTTTCCATAAGGTCTATTCATTCCTAAAAGTTGTTGATTGAATATAGTATCTACATGAGTTGGAGATGAATGATATGCCATAGTTTTAAGTGATGATATATTGGGTCGTGTATAATTTGATAATTCTTCTATATTATCGTCTTTTTGCTTTTTTATTTGATTTTTCGTTTCTATGTATTTTTCTATCAAATAAGGAATCCATGTCAGGTCTTCTACCAGACGAAGTTGGTTGAATATAGTATCTACATAATGTTCAATATTAATATATGGGTGTTCTAATAATAATTGAACCATGTCGTAATCTTTAAATCTAATTGCGTGTATAAGTGGTGTATCACCCTTGTTATTCTCTTTGTTTATATCAGCACCCTTTTCAATTAATAATTCAACGACATCATATTTTGCATTTATCACTGCTGTTGAAAGAGCCGTATTATTATTATTATAATTGTAATCGTCTGTTATATTTACATCAATACCTTTTTCAAGCAATAAATTAACCATTCTTGCATTTCCATGTCCTGATGCAACTAATAAAAACCACACTCCATTGTCGTTTTTCATATTTACATCAGCACCTTCCTTAAATGCTTCTTCAACCTTTTTATAATTATTTTTATAAACGCCGTCCCATAATTTCGCGCTGGGGTCTTCATAATAATGTCCTACATAAGGCATTTTTGCGCCTCCTTGTTTTTTGAACGAGTTTTTCTATGATATTTTGGTGTTGCCATCTACTACTATATATATATCAATTTTTATTTTTACATTTATTTTTTGCCGTCAAAAACGGCGTTCAAGTAATAATTCAACGACATGATATTTATTATTATTCTGCGGTTGAATCTCGACGGATACATACACCTTTAGAACGGAATTTTAGAAGTTGAGTTTTAACTATTTTCTATGTTCTCGATATTTTACTTTTTCCTATTGGTTTGACTACATTTTGTATTTGGTTGATTTCTTCGCATGTTAATACTATCAACTTGTAAAATTGATTTAAACATATAAATATAGATGTATTTAACTAAAATGAAAAACAATACTGTAAAAAACGTTCGTGAAGAAGGTCTTGACAAGTTTTATACAATACCAACAATTGCGAAACAATGTATTGACAAAGTAGATGAACTATGTGATATTGCGAAGTATGATTTAATTGTAGAACCCAGTGCTGGAAATGGTAGTTTTCTAAACCAAATACCAAGTAATAATAAAATAGGCATTGACATATCACCCGAACAACCAAATATAATTAAACAAGATTTCTTCGATTATTCTCCACCAACAACCTCATCAAACATCTTGGTACTGGGTAATCCTCCATTCGGTAGAGTTAGTTCAGTAGCAATCAAGTTCTTTAATCATTCTGCGAAATGGGCGAATGTAATCGCATTTATAATTCCGAGAACATTCCGAAAAATAAGCGTTCAAAATAAACTGAATACCTCGTTTCATTTGGTATATGACGAGGATATACCAACCAGTCCTTGTAGTTTCTCACCTCCAATGACGGTAAAATGTTGTTTTCAAATATGGGAAAAAAAAGATACAAAAAGACAAATTACAGAATTATCGGTGACACATGCGGATTGGGAATTTTTAAAATTTGGACCACTTGACGATAAAGGACAACCCACCCCTCCTTCGGGTGCCGATTTTGCGATGCGTGCTTATGGTGGTAAGATAGGCGAAATACGAACAACGGGTTTAAATGAACTACGACCAAAAAGCTGGCATTGGTTCAAAGTAAATATAGATAAAAAAGAGTTGATAGAACGATTTGCAAAATTAGATTATTCAAATAGTGTAAATACAGCAAGGCAAAATTCAATGGGAAAGGGCGAGTTAGTTAGTTTATACTCAAATGTCTTTAATTCTGAACTCTAATAATTCGTTCCAACATTTGTCTCCATATTTTGGACGAATCGCGTATTCTTTTTGATTGGTAACGTCATTTAGATCCTCTATTGTTATTTTGCCAAGTTCTCCAATTGTTCCATGGGCGTACCCACCATAATTTACAATAAGTGACTTTAAATTTTCTTTGTTAAGTTTGAATATAAATAGTTCGCCCAGATTTTCTAAGTTATGATAACAGATATAGTATGCTGTCAATATGTATTCACAATTATGGTTCATACGTAACTGAACGTAGTTGAATTTATTATTTTCTTTTCCTCCATTCGAAGCTTTTATTTCATAATTCGCGTCATCACATTGTAAATCACCATTACACAAAGACGCGTTATTTTTAGTCATATTGTATTTTTTTTGTATATATTTTTCTAACACGGGTCCAGTGAACTGACCTGACAAATTATTTAATTTACAGTATATATGTGCGTCTTTTAGTGTATTACATGCCAATATTTTTTCATTATGAATAGTATTTGGTACAGAGCTGTCTAAAAGTAGTTTTAATGCGATATGTTGTTCCATGAGTTTACATAATAGTAAGACCATATTGCTATATCAATTTTTTTGTATGTAAAATTGAAAACCTTTTTCACATGAAAGTAATAGAAACAAATGAATCAAGATGAGCTATAAAATTAATTTAATAAGCCAACGCAGTAAGTCGTTAGACTGCATCGCTGAGAAAGAAACATGCAATGAGTGTGATACTAACAAAATAACATATGAATGCGATAAATGTGGAAATGGAGTATGCAAACAAAAAAGGTGTCAATTTACATTTCCATACAAGTTTAATACAACAAGGGTAATTTGTAAAGGATGTTTTACTAAGATAGATAATAAATTTATAAATTACGACCATTTAATAATTTATAAGTTCTTAAAAAAGAATGTTCGTAGAAGACGAATTAGTTGCTAATAAGGTAAATTAGACATTCGAAAAAATACATTTGTAAATAGTGTATTTTTTTTGAGTAAAATCATTTATGCATTATCATAATCTGTTTGCGCTGCGTCTTTTTCTAATTGTGATTGAGATAATTCTTGATTCGCTTGGTTTAATGCGACAATAGCATTATTTTGTGCGTCTCTTGCTGTAATAATCTCGTTAAGAGCAGTAATTTTCGCATCGTCAGCTGGGCTTGTTAGACCAGCTAACGCCGCATTAATATCAGTATTGTCATCAAATTGTGTTCCATCGCCATATAAAGCAATAGCCGCATTATATTTACCAAGTAACGTATTATCAGCATTCGTCAATGTAATTACGGCAGAATCAGCAATAAGTTGTTTAGCTGCGAGAGCTGTAATTGCTAACTGTAAAACTTTATTAAGCATATATTTACGTCCTTTCAAAACTGTAAGATTTTGTGAAGTCTGTCTAAAGGCGTAACTAACGGCTGATGTTCTGCCTACCATGTAAGGTAAACCTGCCTTGATTGGTCCTCCACCAAAATCCCCATTCATATAACTTGTCATTTGACTACTACGTTTAGCACCACTATATACCATTTTATGTAATAGTATGAGATAATATTCAAACGAACATACATAAAAATTGAAAACTTTTTACCGTTGTAAATAAGTATAACCTAATACATGCTTACTATTAGCACAATTCAAAAATGCCAGACGAAGAATTAGATCAGTTCTTTCAAGAGTTACAAATGAAGAATGATTTAGATAATTTCATTCATCATAATCAGTATCCGATCCAATTCAAACAAACATCCTATAATGAAATATTAATGTTTAAACAACAATATCCGAAGATTGATGAGAATATTGAAAATAACATTTTATATAATGAGAACTATTACAATGAAGCTACCAACGATATCAATAATACTATATCAAAATGTAATGAAACAATTAAAGTAATGACAGAAACCGCACCTGAACCAGAAACATGTCCCGTATGTTTGTGTGTATTTGAAGAATCAAATTATGTAATACCAAGATGCGGACATAAAGTTTGTGCGGTCTGTTTCACAAACAATATAAAACACAACAAACATACAGGAGATTGTTGTGTTTTATGTAGAAAACGAATTTGTTAAAAATACACTGACCGGAAAGAAAAACGATTCCATTATTTATTTTCTCAATCCAATATATAATGGATATACCTTATCCTGTTAGTAAAACAGCACTATTGCAAGCAACTTATGAAAACAAAATAGAAGAAGTAACACGATTAATAGATAACGGTGCTGATATAAACGAAAAATTGCGTTATAATTATAATGATGACGATAATGAATATGACGATAATGATGATAATGAATATACTGCTCTCATGGTAGCAGTTATGAAACAGCTACCAGAAATGGTAAAATTATTACTAACTAAAGGTGCTGACGTGAATGCGCAGGATGGAAGTGGTTATACCGCATTGATGCTACTTAGTAGTAATAACTATGACGATATTGGTGGGTATACTGCGACACATAAAACAAAGAAGGATGTTGAAATATGTAAACTATTACTTAGACAAGATAAGATTGATATTAATATAAAAAATAAATCCGGGGAAACCGCACTTGACATCGCAACAAAATCCAATCACGAAGAAATTATAAAATTATTAGAACAACATCCAATAAATCAACAAGACAAACGAAATTTAGATTTCGTGATAGAAAATAAACGTGTAGATAAACCATATGGTAAACAACGTTTACATCCTTATTTTAAAAAAAAAATTGGAGATTATCTTGGTGGTGGAAAAACCAAAACAAAACAAAAAAAAACGAAAAAAAATAAAAAAACAAAAAAACAGAAAGTGCGATACAATAAAAAAAGCAGGTCACGTAAGAGATAAAGTTATTATATTTTCAAATTAGTTTGTCTCATTTTTCTTTTTAGTCACTATAATGATATCATCGCCTCCTACTTTCCCTCCTATCATCTGCCATATCTTGTAAATAGTCTCTATAGTCTTCTCCATTATCCATCATATAATCTGAAGCTGGGGGTGGAACTATTGGTTCATTACTACAATAACCACGACAAAACGGGCATAAATTGTTCTTTCCTATTATTTTATCCAAACATTGTTTACATGTTTGATGTTTGTTTTCGCATCCTGTTTCTACTATTTTCTGTTTATGTTCCATACAAATGGCACAATATTGTAAACACAAATCTTCATTACATACAGGACATTCTGTTATATCATCACTACAATCAGAACATAATTTATGGTTTGATTTACATCCACAATTTGTAACCATATTCATGTTTTCGCAATGAGAACATTTTTTATAATGTTTGAGTTTCTTTTGGTGAGTTTTGATTTCATTTATTTTATTATAAATATGCTCGATTGACTCCGCCCAATAGAGTGAGTAATATTTCACTTTATCGCAGTCGTCTTTTGCATCATTAAATATTTCAAATAATGCTTGTCCTTTTTCTACATCTTCATTTGTAAAAGAAGTCTGCAATGCGTCATCAACTCGGCTCTCGTTGACACTTTGATATGCATCATCTTGTATTTTTTGATATGTATGAATTGCCGGGTCTACAATATTTTGCTTAAATTTTGTTATAAACTTCACATATTTAACAAATTTGTTTTTAAGATTTCGCAATTTCGTTCTATTGAAAATTGTATTAATATTTACATCATAATACAATTTTTGAATACGATCGGTGTCATTATCGTTAGGGAACCCCCATCGTTTTTCTGCCATTTTAACTTTGAAAGTTATTTATATATTATTATTGTTATTCCAAAAAAATATATATAAATCAATTTTTACACCCTTGGTGATTATGCTATAAAGTTATTCACCATCTTAGGTGGTTTGGTTCGCGTACGGGTTGTTGTATTTGGGACTGCATCTATTTGTATAGTTTCAATTTCATTATTTTCTTCAATCAGTTCTATTTTTTTTACCCACATAAATGGTAATGTTCTTATCCCTGGAACACATCCATTTCCGTCCGTATATTCAGTAACGAATAAGGTTTTACATGGATATGCGATCTTGTCGAATCTGCCAGTAAAGTCCCTATTTGCCAGTAATGTAAACTTGTAAAGAAAGCCTTTGAATAACAATTCTTCCATTTTGAAATATTTTACATAAATATAGGTTATCAATCACATATCAATTTTCTATAGTTAGTTATGAAAAAACATAAACAAACAATTCTATATTATATATTCATGTTGATTACGCGATTAGAATATGTGTGGATAGATAATAATTATAACTTACGTTCAAAAATAAAAGTAATGTATAACGAATATATCGATAGTATAACGAATATTCCCGAATGGAATTATGACGGTAGTTCGACAAACCAAAGTTCAGGCGAAGATTCAGAAGTAATAATAAAACCACAACGGATGTTTTCGTCAAAAAAAGACAAATTTCATATATTAGTATTATGTGATACCTACACCCCAAAGGGTGAAATATTGCAAACAAACAATCGTTACAATGCGACCGAAATATTTAATAAAAAATTAGAAGCTACCCCATGGTTTGGTATGGAACAAGAATATTTTATAATAGACCCAATGACAAACAAACCATTAGGATATGACGAAAAGAAAACACAAGGTCAATATTATTGTAGTGTAGGTACTGAAAACGCATTTGGACGTAAAATAGCAGAAGAACACATGATGGAATGTATAAATTATGGTGTTACTATATCCGGTATTAATGCTGAAGTGGCTCCCGGGCAATGGGAATATCAAATCGGACCTTGTGAAGGCATTGAAATGGGTGATAATTTATGGATAGCCAGATATCTGTTACAAAAAATAGCAGAAACTCATAATGTAATCATAAATATAGAACCCAAACCATTATCAGGTGATTGGAATGGTTCAGGATGTCATACCAATTATAGTACGAAACAAATGCGTGAAGGTACTCAAGAACAGAATGGATTACATTATATCAATGATGCTATTGAAAAATTATCAGGAAAACACAAAGAACATATGAAAGTATACGGAAGTGGTAATGAAAAAAGAATGACAGGAGGACATGAGACTGCGTCATATGATAAATTTACATCTGGAACCGCAAATAGAGGGGCGTCTATAAGAATTGGAAATGCGAATGTCAAAAACAAGAAGGGATATTTTGAAGACAGACGTCCGAGTTCTAACTGTGACCCATATTTGGTATCCAGTAAAATATTTGAAACAACAATGTTATAATTAGACCATACGCCAAATAAAAAATATATTATTTACAATATATTTTTTATGATTTTGATTCAATTCATTGAAATACTATTTATTTTTTCTTTCTGATAACAACCTTCTTCTTAGTGACTGCTTGTGATTTTGCTTTGGTACCTTCGCCAATTTGTATTTTTTCTCGCTTTGTCTTGTACTTAGCGTACTCTTTTTCTAATGTATTTAACTCACCTAACCACATTCTTTCAACAGTTGTTTTCTTAAGAGTATCTAACTCAGTTTCAGTTGTTTCCTTTTCTTTCATGATACTTGTAACATTTTCTTCCGTCACTGAATCCATAGGCATCTTAATGAGATATTTGAAATCACCATCAATAGTTGCGTATTGCTTTTTTGTTAGAAGTTCTGTGACTTGGTCTGATTTCTTACGTCTCAAATCAACTGTTCCAGCTAAGGTTTCTTGAATATACTTCGCCCTATTAGATAGACGCACCAATTTCTTCTCCATTTCAGCGATTAGATATGCCTTTCTCTTATGGTAGATCCCAATACGAACTCCGTAGAAATCATCAATAATCTCTTCTGGAGATGCGTATTTATGAAGCTTACATTCTGAATTAAACATATGCATATTTGTAGTGCTTACAGTAGTAGATAATTTCAATAGTTTTTCTACCCCATTACAGTTATTGGCATCAATCTCTCCTTCCAGTTGTGCTAACTTACCACGTGGGAAGACAACTGTAAAGTCAACCGTTACTTCTGTAGAAATCGATGTGAAGTCGCGAAGTAATGGACTGGATTTCTTACCATTTTTATCAGTAACTCCATCAACAAGTGATTCAAGGAATGATGTATATGGCATAGTCCAAGTGCCTACTGGCAATTCTGTAATACGTACCTTGTCATCGGCGATCTTCTCGTACACACCCTTAATAAGGTATTTTTGGTCTGCTATTTTGCTAACATCTCCCTTAAATCCTTCATAGTAGGGTAGGAATTCAATCGAACTGACATCCTTCTTATTTAGTTTACTCTTTAAATAATCAATAATAGTACTTGGATTGTAAGGAGCGATGCTACAAGAGAAACCTGTACCAATACCTGATATACCATTAATTAGTGCGAATGGAATAATAGGAACATAGTAATCGGGTTCTACAATTGTACCATCATCATTTTGATATTTCAACACAGAATCATCAGCATCAGGAAAGAGCGAACGTGTGAGTGAATTTAACATAGTGAATATATATCTCTCCGAAGCACTATCATCACCGCCATGTAACCTGGTACCAAATTGTCCGTTTGGTTCAAGGAGATTGATATTATTCGAGCCCACAAAATTTTGTGCCATATTGACAATAGCTCCATTCAAACTTGCTTCACCATGATGATACGCACTATGTTCTGATACATACCCTGAAAATTGTGCTACTTTAATTTCTGAAGTTAACTTACGCTTAAATGCCGAGAATAGGATTTTTCTAAGTGAGATTTTCAAGCCATCTACCATGTTTGGGATAGAACGAGCACAATCATATGTACTGAAATGAATCATCTCATTATCAATAAATTGTTCGTATTGAACTGATGGATTGCTTGTATCAAGATAAGAATCTTTATCATAATTCTCTAACCACTTCTTACGGTCATCAGCTCTCTTTTTATTGAAAATCTTATCAATGGTATCATCACTATGTTGTCCTGAATAAACAAAGTCAACAATCTTCTTGTTAGCGAAGTATTCTTTGAACTCTGCCGAGGTAGATGTACCAAGACCCTTAAAATACTTTACAGTCCATCCATTGGGAACTCCGTTTTCAAATGTGTTTTTCCATTGATTATATTCACCATCATTGTAAAATAATTTGACTTGAGTTCCCTTTTTGGCACGAAGAATAGGGGTATTCATAAATGAAATGAAGCCCGGAATCTTCACCAATGACGCCCACTCACTATGAAAGAGATTAATACAAAGTCCCTTGATATGTGACCCATCTAAATCTTGATCTGTCATATACATTATCTTACCGTATCGCAAATACTTATTTACCTCATCAATTGATTCGTATTCCTTACCGGTTTCCAATCCGAGAATCTTTTTAATATCGTTGATTTCTTTGTTTTCGCTAATTTTCTTGATTTGCTCTCCGCGAACATTCAATAACTTACCTTTCAATGGATAAATACCAATCGTATTTCGGTCTTCGCTCGATAATCCAGATACAATACCAGACATAGCACTAAGTCCCTCGCATAAAATAAGAACACAGTCTTTAGATTGTGCGGTTCCACCAAAGTTAGCATCAATGAAATTCGTAATACCACGTACTGACTTTGTCTTTGAACCGTCAGTCTTCTTAGCCAGTTTATTGTCCTTTGCCTCCGTTAGAGAACAGGCTGTATCCATAACTCCCATCTTCGCTACACGTTCAATAAAGCCATCCGATACCGTACAAGATGAACCGAACTTAGCAAATGGAGTATTCATATAATCTTTTGTTTGACTATCGAATGAAGGATTGACGATATCGCAACGAACAAATAATATCAACTGTTCCTTAATTGCGGATTGATTTACTTTAATTTTCTTTTTCTTTTCAATGTAATCGCATAACTTACGAGTAATCTGACTGGTAATATAATCCACATGCTTACCACCTTTGAAAGTACAAATACCATTTACAAACGAGACATGAGTAAATTCATGTGTAGGTGAAAGTGCTACCGCATATTCCCATCGTTCATCTTTACTTTCGTATACACGCTTGGAAGTATCCTTACCACCAATGTACAAATCAATGTATTGTTGAAAGTTCTTCACTGGAATGACATCATTATTACACATTACTTTGATTTTCTTGACAGAATGGTCTGTTACAGCACCAATATCATACACGCGCTTCTTCAATAGCATAAGCATATCATGTGTTAATCCTTGAACACCTAAACGAGCATAATCCGGGCGAAATGAAACCTTTGTATAGGGTTTTGTTGTCTTAGGAACCTTTGTAATTATCGGTGGCGAGATAGTATCCAGATTGTCACTGTATTCTTGGACGTACTTCAGACCACGTGTATGGTCGATAGTTTCAACACGTCCATACAAAGACCAAATCAAAACTAATTTGAATCCAAACCCATTCTTACCACCAACAATTCGTTTTTCATCTTTGTTATAGTTTGTTGATGTACGTAAGTGACCGAAAACCATTTCAGGAATCCAGAGATTATACTCTGGATGTTTAGCGATATCAATTCCATTACCGTCATTTGTCATAGTAATAGTTCCATCATCGTCAATGCTGGTTTCAATATAGGTTACGAATTTTTTATCAAGGAGTGGTGAATGAATCATGCGAATGACATGGTCTCGACAATTTACAATTCCTTCATCAAATAATTTGTAAAGACCTGGGATATATTCAATGTCACGTAAAACGATTTTATTTGTTTCGTCATCATAGACCCACATCTGCGAATCTACATTTTCAACCGAACCGATATACGTATCTGGATTATCCAGGATATGTTGTTTATCAGTTTTACGTTGATATTGAGTAGCAAGATTACTGGCACTGGAAGACATTATTACTATACTGAGTATATGAGTATTTGTTTATTACAGTTACATATTAAGTCTTTTCAATTTTCTAATCATTCTATAATAGGGGTCAATTAAAATGCCAAAAATGTTTAGTGCGAATCCCCGCGTATCGAGAACTGATAATTCCAAAATATCAAGTTCAAGTAACAACAAAATGATAACAAAAAGTACCAGATTATCACAGCTTTCACAGTCGTCAAAACTAAGTGTAAATAGAACTCTTGCGAATGTGTTTGGACCGACCGATATATTTTTATCATCATATACATTATTTGTGAATGTGCCTATAGGAACTGAAATAGCTCGTATCAGCAGTAAAGATATTAATTCATTCTCGTTTACATATAGCGTAGATGACACTGATAATTTTTATATTCAAGATGATAAACTATATACAAATTCAGTATTAACAAATGATTCTCTTGATGGTTATAGCGTTCGTATAACGTCTAATGATGGAACATATAGTTTTTCAAAGACGTTCTTTATTCCATTTCAAAAAGCTCAGGTAGTATCATAATCCCATCAACAATAGAGGATGTAAATGGAAATACATACTACGTCACCAATATTTACCAGAACGCGTTTAGATGAAGCAATTTAGAAAAATAACATTCTCAGGTGATACAACTTATACTTTAGATATACACAACAAAAATCATAATATAATATATAATGGATTCTCACGAATTTAAGTTTAAAAAAATTACTGAAGACGATACTACATATTATATTATTCCATATGGAACAACTTTGTATCATGGAAGTTGTAACATTTCATCACCAAAACAAATAATAAAGGGAAAACACATATACCTTTCATTAACTGAAGAATACGCAAAAACGTATGCATTAGAATGTAAAACTGGAACACCCGGACATATATTAAAATGGTACCTTCCCGAAACAAAAGAAAAAAAAGAAGATTTTAAGTTAGTCGCAATAGATAAACCGAATCAAAAATTATATGATGATGCCCCTGAAAATATAAAAGTAATATTGGATGAAAATTATGGCTTTAATATTGAAGGCGAACAAAAACGTTTTTCTGTTCCTGAAAAAGATCATGAACTTTCAGATTATCTATGTGAAAAAGGATATAGTGGGTACGCAGCAAATAAAATGTTAGGACAACCTCTTCAAAGTGATTTAGACCCAGAAATCGTATTATGTGATATTGATATGTTGAATGGGTATACTACTCAAGTAATTGAAGTAGTATCAGCACCAAAAGTACCTGACAAAAAAAAACCCGAGACAAATAGATTCGGTTTTAGTAATTATTCTCCGCCAAATTCCGCAATTAAAACATCCACTTTTGTTACTCCAGTCAAAGGATTGGATAATAATGATTTTTCGGATAGTTTCGGTGTTAATAACCTCAATTTTAATACACCAGTCAAAGGTATGGGAAAGAAAAATAAAAAAAATATCCATAATGTATATAAGAATAAAACAATGAAACGTCCTGTCCGCGCTGAAGATGGAACGTATACTATAAAAGGAAAGAAATACAAGGAATTATTTGGTTCAAGAGAACAAGTACATAATAAAACCGCATATAAAACAAAAGCTGGTCTTACAATAGACGATATATTAATGAATAAAAACGGAAGACTTGTATCAGCAAAGAAACATAAAACCGCAAAAAAAGAAATGCGTTTAGAGAAATATGGATATTCGGCAAAGAAAGGAAAGTTTGGATATGTTAAAATCGGAAAGAAGACCCGTAAAAATAAGAAAGAGAAAAAAGAATAATTGTAATATAATCACTATAGTCATATTACAATTTAGAGAATGTACCACTCATAAGATAAAAATTTGTTATCAATAATATAGTCTTCGAGATTATCAAAAATGTATTTTTCAAAATAGGATTTACTTACTATTAATGAAGTCCCTGATGAATAAAACTTACAATAATAAGTATATGTATCATAAATAGAAATGTGATGATTTAGTCCTGGAGATGTTACCCCATTAGTAGTGTTTTTATTTCGTATTAGTTCTTTCATACTGTCTAATGCTGTCTGAATATCTTGTTGTTTATCCCATAAATCACAACAAATGCCTGAAATGTATTTATCACGTTCAATTTCAATAGTTGGAAAGAAATATTGTATTAAATCAATAATTTGTTTGTCATTCATATTAATGCTCCCAATATTATTAATATTACACCATTTTTTGAATAATGAAACTACCTCTTCAATCTCAAAATCACACTCAGAACTATCAAGTACAATTGTTTCATCCCAGAAATGTAAAAACTTTTGAATAGCAGGTAAATGCTTGCTACATATTCCAATAAATGAGTCTTGTTCTTCTGAATAATATACATTGAGTTTTTGTAAGAGTAAATTTTTGAAGGTGTTTAAAAACATGATATGTGGAAGATTCTTAGTATCAAGAAAATGTTTCCATAAATACTGCATATTTTTCCAAGTAATTTGTGGTGAACGTATAGTCCCTTCATGATTCTCAGGTACAATATTAGTTACGGTAGTTTCATTTGGTAAATTAATATCAAGGTATTCTGTAACAAAAGTAGTAATCAGCACATTGGTATCCATGTTTTTCACATAAAACGCTGAAAACAATAATTCATTATCATTGCTGTATGATACTATAAATTCGTCAGATGAGTTATATCGTAATGAATAATGTGAAGCCACACATATAAGGTCTAATGGTAAGTTATGTATAATTTTATTCCAAACATGTTCGTACCGAACGGTATCATTAATATTGACTAATCTACAATCATTGTATGAATGGTCGTGATATTTGTTTTTGAACGTCTGTCCGATACTAATTCCTATTAAAAATTGACATACATGATTCAATTCTCTAATGAATTGTCGAGATGAAGGCTTAATATAATGGATTAGATTCGAATTTTTACGATGAATATTATCACCAAGAATTGTAAGAAAATATTTTGCTTCGTTTCGTGTAGGAAATAATGTAGGATATAATGCGTCGATAACAATTTGAATCGTGTTAGATTCTGGTATGCTTGTAATAAGGCTTGTATCCTTTATTCTTTTCATAATATTAATTTTCGTTCGTTGTTTCCAAGACATTAGGTTTTTACCTCTTGTAATCGTAGTTAAAATGTTATGCAATATATCATCTTCACATATAATTTGGTAATGGATTCCATCATAGTAAAAAAATCTATCCGTTGCTGAATTGAAAAAATACTGATTATCACTTAAAAACGAGTGAATAAAATTATCTTGTTCGGTAGTTAACTCTTCTATTCGTGTTACACGTTGTTCGTGTGTATTTTTTATATTGGCAATAACATTCGGCAATTGATTATTAATATATGAGTAAATTTTTGCAGTCATCCATTCATCATCTTGGAACTGTTTATAAATAGACTTAATTGTATCCGTTGATTTACTAATGCACTCATCAATCGAATATTTTTTGGCGGTTGGATCAACTTGTTCTTCCATTATACAATATAATACACAAACGTTTATATTGTATTTTTAATAATTTTAACATTTCAAATGCGGTTTTTGAAAATATAGAAGAATTTTGCAATGAATATACTGTTCATTACAAATAAAAAGATGCCTTATACACCATGTAATGTTTATGATAAAAAAACAAATAAATGAATTGGTTTTTATGATTATAAATTTCAAGCAATTGATGATATTATGGTCGTTCTTTCACCGCAATATCGTTAATAATATTTTCTTTCGCAAACAATTTCTTGAATTTGTTGATAACAGCGAATAATCTTTTTTTTTCTAATTTTTTTCTGTAATAGTTATCATTATATAAATCAAATTTAGTTTCGAAATAGTCAATCAATGCTTTTGTTCGCTCTACAAAAGTTAAAATATATTGTTTGTCTTGTGATGTAAGAGTTTTTTTAAATTCTTTGAACTGATTTTTATATTCACACGAATATTTGACTGGATATTTGGTAAGTGTTTCATTATGGTAAAACAACTTGCATATATCTATTTTTTTCCCATTATACTCAATATCACCTTGAGATAATGGGTAACGCGCACACACTATCTCATCCATTCTATATTTTAATTCATTAATTAATTTATAGAATTTACATATATATATTGAATTTTTTGAACTTGTTCCAAAACAATGCACCAGTATCATGTTACTATGCGTAGACCATCCTCTTAAATTACAAGTTTCACCGCCTAAATGCACCCAGTAATCCTCTTCGGATACAGTTGGATCAATAAACCGGTCACCAATAATACCGCTCATTGCGTCTTGGTTGGGATTGATAAGTTGTGTATTGGGTATGTAACTCATAATGAATAATGATTGTTAATTTATATATGGTATAATACAATATATAAGTTTTCAATTTTATATGGTAACGACACTACGTAATTCATTGTCTTGTTTATATATGTCTTCGCTATCAGCAATACTTGAAAGTAAATGTTTGGAAACAATCGCATTTGTATTCAATACTGCTTCCGATGATAATACCGCAAACCATTGGTATTTCGGACGTCTTAATATTTCGTCAGCAGGTATTAAAATACCATATGAATCCGGATGAAATTGAATGTATGCTTCTTCCATCAAATTTTCAAGTAATACTTGTTTCCCCTGGTTATTTTTGACACCAATTAACTCAGCCCCATGTAAATTCATCTTTTGTGATTGAATCGCAGTGTCACACCAATAAGATAAATCGCCTGTGAATTCATTTTGATTCGAATAATGTCCGGAACTATTACGTGATTTGATATATTCAATCAACTCTAATATAACTGGGTCTGTCTTAGGAGCACCTATAAATGATAAATCAGGTGAAAATAGTTTATTACCTTTACTCTTAAGAAGATTTGTATTACGATTGATATTTTCACATACAAATGGTTTATTCCATGCGATACCAGTTTCATAAAATTGTTTCAAGTTTTTAGTACAAACAAATGAATTAGGAACAGTCATACCACCATAGAAATAGATTAATTGAAGAATTCCTAATTCGCGTAAATGGGCTTTATTCGGTTCAGCAACATTATTCAAATCAACATCCCAAGAAGGAAGTAATTTACTAAATGAGTCATCATCTATTAAACAGATATTGAAATCTTTTCCACATTGGTCTATGATGGTTTTAATTGTTAAATGAATATAAGGTTGATTTAAATCGGTAGTGTTACGAGAATAAAAATCTTTCCATTTTCTTGCGTTTACTTCATATTTTGTATGAATCCATATCTTAGGACGATTATGTCCGTATAAAGGAGAATCATTTAATAAATATTTCTTGATAAGTTCATATTCATCATTTGTTTCGAAATTTTGTTTAAATTTATTTGCAAAGTAACTTGCTACAAATACAATACCTAATGTAAAAAAATAGGTGGATGTGTTTTTTGAACTAAATAACATTACGGTTTATATATTATAGTATTTTATTTTTTCATGGATACATTCTACACAGGTGTATTCATGAATGACTAGTAAAATATAGTGTAGTCGATGTTATATTTTGATTTATTATAATTAATTTTTGAGGTAAACATAACTGCTTCTTGTTTACATATTTGACGTAAAATAGTAGTAAATGAGTTATATGTCATTTTTCTTTCCAGATAAAAATGCTTACCATTATGGTAATATTGTTTTAAATTATTACAAAACTCATTATGATATTCATTATATATCATTTTTTTATAAGCATTCATATCAACAACATAATAAGTTTCCTTTTTTAATGCAATAAGGTCGAGTAAATTATATAATATGGTTAATGGTACTCGTTCTTTAAATATCTGAGAATTCATTAAAAAATGTGATTATATAATAGTTTATATATAAATTCCTAAATAAAAAATATACTACATGTATATTGTAATTTTTTATTTACTGATGGGTATATTTGCTTCTGATGTGTGTTGTTTTAATTTTTCCAAATACAAAATACCATCCATTAATTCTTCTTGTGCGTGTTGTATCCAATCTGTTGTAGATAAATCGGTACGGTCTAAATTTGTACCATACTTGGTTTGTCCGAAATTGGCTCGGTCTACAAATTTATTTAATACACTTTTCACAACACTGTCTAATTCAGTACAATTGATTACGTTTTTGTCGTCACTCATAATGTCTATATGTATGTATACAAGAATGTCTTTATGTCAAAAGTGATTGTAAATTATTTGTAAATAATGCTAATTCTATTTCATCCTCGTGAACGTTGTGAACGATAGTAATATATTTACATAAAAAAGGTATAATTTCATATTTGATGTCTTCTGATAGAATTGAAGTTTGCTTTACAAATGAAATAAAATAGTCAAGAATGTCTATTACGGAATATCCACAATCAAAAATATTATAAAGAGTATGTATTGCTTGATGTAATTCATTATTTCGAACTTGATTAATATATTTTTCAAGTATATCATCCGATATTGTAGACACCAATTTTTTACATAATTGTATGTTAATAGGCATATCTAATATATAAATCTTTTCAATAAAATTAATCATTAAACGTATTGAGTTATCAGCTATTTTTAATAAATATTCTTTGGATTCCTCATCTATGATAATGTTTTCAGTTTCTATTATTTTATTCATAATACATGTAATATCTGTTTG